AACTGCGTTGTGAGTTGTTTGAATTTAGCGGTGAAGATTTCGATACAAATATTGCAGATATTGATGGTGTAGAAAGACAATATGGATACGAGTATCTCTTAACTTTAGATTCAGCAAGTCGCGGATTTATTTTAGGAGAAACCGTAAATCAAACTTTCTCGGATGGCGTTGTTATGTCTGGAGAGGTTTCAAGATGGAGCGATTCTGATAGAATACTCGGTGTAATTAATGCAGGTGCAGACGATGGTCTATATCACTCATTTATAACAGGAAGACAAATTGTTGGAACTGAAGATGTTGATTTAGGAGTTGGAACTGCTAATTCAATTGCTACTGTAAGTGCAGTAGCCGAAGATAATCAACTATCAAATACAGAACAAAATACGTATTTTGATACACTTACCGACTTCTTAGACTTTAGTGAATCAAATCCATTCGGAGATCCAAGCTAATGGCTGATTTATTTGATTTTGGTTTTACCGCTGTAGATGAGACAGAACTAGAAGCCGTACAAAAAGCGACTGCTACCGTAAAAGAGGTAGCGTCAAGTGCAACATCAACTCAAGAAAAATTAGATAATTTATTTAATGCTATAATGCCTCTACTTAATAATCTAAAGAAAAATCCAGAAAAAGAATATATCCTTTGGCCTGATAGACTTGCAAAAGTAGAAGCCTTTGAGGATTCACTTCAAGCGATATATAAAGGCTAGCTATGTTCGGTACGTATTTTTATCACGAAAGAATTAGAAAAAGTGTTGCACTATTTGGTGCAATGTTTAATAATATATACGTACTAAGAAAAAATAGTAGCGGTGGTGTTATTAATACAATGAAGGTACCATTAGCCTATGGTCCTAAACAAAAGTTTTTAGATAGAATTAATGAGGTACCTGATTTAGTAAATGATTCAAAGGTAGCTATTAAGCTTCCAAGAATGTCATTTGAAATTGTAGGCATTTCTTATGATCTTAGTAGACAGCTTCAAAAGAATAATGCTTTTAGTCAAGTTGGAACAACTACACTTAATAGAAACAAAATAAACATATACGTACCATATATTATTAATTTTCAATTAAGTATATACGCAAAAAATCAAGATGACGCTTTGCAAGTAGTAGAGCAGATATTTCCGTTTTTCACACCTCAATATACTTTAACGATTAAACCATTAAGCGATCATCCAGATTTAAAAGAAGATGTGCCTATTAGTTTAACAAGTGTAGGTTTTACTGATGATTATGAAGGTGCACAAGAACAAAGAAGAACGATCATTTATACTCTTGACTTTGACATGAAAGTTAATTTCTATGGCCCAGTTGGTACTAAGAAAATTATCCGTCAGAGCGATGCTAGAGTTTATAATATAGATAATGGTTTGAATGATAGCGATGTTTTACTCGAAACTATATCAATAACTCCGAATCCTGCTAATACATTTGGTTTAGCAGATAGTGATTTCGGTTTCAATGAAACTATAACATATAATGGTGACAGCGCATAAAATGGATTCTGATACAGCAGATAATGATTTTGAATATGCAAGACAGACTTATCATGATTTATTAATTAAAGGATCTGATGCATTAGACGAAATGATGGAAGTAGCAAGAGCTACAGAACATCCAAGAGCATTCGAAGTATTTTCGAACATGATGAAGCATGTTGCAGATATTAATGGCAATTTGTTAGATCTTCATAAGAAAAAGAATGATATAAAAAATAATGATAAAAAAGCTTTGCCTGCAGGTCAAACAACAAATAATGTTTTTGTTGGATCTACAACAGATTTACAAAGATTATTGAAAGACGAAAAAATAATAGATCATGAATGATACATATCTCGGCAATCCGAATGTTAAAAGAGACGGGATTGTACAAAACTGGACAAATGATGAAGTAACAGAATATGCCAAATGTATGAACAACCCGGCATATTTCGCTTCTGAATATTGTAAGATTATTTCGCTTGATGTAGGATTAGTTCCCTTTGAATTATATCCTTATCAAGAAAAAATGTTTAAACAGTTTAATGACAATAGATTTAATATCGTATTAGCATGTCGTCAATCAGGCAAATCAATCTCTAGTGTCGTTTATCTTTTATGGTTTGCCATCTTTCACCCAGAAAAAACTATTGCAGTACTAGCCAATAAAGGTGCTACTGCCAGAGAGATGCTGGCAAGAGTTACTCTTACTCTTGAAAATTTGCCATTCTTTCTTCAGCCTGGTTGTAAAGCTTTAAATAAAGGTTCTATAGAATTTTCAAATAATAGTCGTATTATTGCGGCTGCTACTTCTGGATCTTCTATTCGTGGTCTATCTGTCAACTTACTATATCTCGATGAGTTTGCATTTGTTGAAAGAGCTGCAGAGTTTTATACTTCAACTTATCCTGTTATTTCATCTGGTACAGAATCTAAAATTATTATTACATCTACTGCGAATGGTATTGGTAATATGTTTCAAAAGATTTGGGAAGGTTCTGTACAAAAGACAAACGATTTTATTCCGTTTAGAGTAGATTGGTGGGATGTTCCGGGTCGTGATGAAACTTGGAAAGCAGAAACTATCGCAAATACTTCTCAACTGCAGTTTGATCAAGAGTTTGGTAATACTTTCTTTGGAACCGGTGATACACTTATATCTGGAAATACACTATTAGAATTTAGAGCAAAAGAACCTAATAGAAGACTAGAACAGGAATCTATTTCTGTATTTAAAGATCCTGAAAAGAAACACGATTATATAATGACAGTAGATGTTTCGAGGGGAAGAGGACAGGATTATTCTACATTTAATGTGATCGATATTAGCACAAGACCCTTTGAACAGGTTGCTGTTTATCGCAATAATACTATATCTCCATTACTCTTCCCGAATATTATTTATAAGTATGCGAATTTGTATAATCAAGCTTATGTTATAATAGAAGCAAATGATCAAGGTGGTGTGGTGTGCAACGGTTTATATCATGAACTAGAATATGAAAATATGCACGTAGAATCTGCAGTAAAAGCGAATGCTCTTGGTATAGAAATGACTCGTAAGGTCAAACGCATTGGTTGTTCGGCTATTAAAGATATTCTAGAAGCGAAAAAGTTAATAGTGCACGATGAGAACACAATCATGGAAATATCAACGTTCGTAGCTAAGGGGCAATCCTATGAAGCGTCAGATGGCAACCATGACGATCTAATGATGAATTTAGTTCTATTTGGTTATTTTGCTACAAGTAACGTATTTTCAGATTTAACTGATATTAATTTAAAACAAATGATGTTTGAACAAAGAATGAAAGAAATAGAAGATGATGTAGTACCATTTGGTTTTATAGAAGACGGGTTAGATGATATTCAAGTGGTACCAAAAGCAGATCCATGGAGTATAACTGATGAAGCAGATGGTATACGGTTTGATCCAAATCATAAAAATTTCTAATGTATAAATAGATTTAATGATTGATTAATCGTATTATGAAAACTTATAATTAGTTCAATGGAATAAGGAAAAATAACAATGGCATTAGGCGTACCTTCCGAGTCTCCGGCTATAGTTGTTAAGGAAGTAGATCTGACAGGCGGTGTGCCCAATGTACAGTCTACAACTGGAGCAATTGCTGGTAAGTTTCGTTGGGGCCCTGCAGGAGTAGCTAAAAAGATCAGTACAGAAACTGAATTAGCTTCTACTTTCGGAGCACCTGACGATGCACACTCAGTCGATTTTCATTCGGCTGCATACTTTTTAAAATATTCAAATGCACTTCAAGTAATTCGCGCAGTAGATACAAGCGCGCTTAATGCTGGTTCTGGAGATTCAGCTGGCGTAGCGGATTTTATTCGAAATGCAGATCATAGAGATGGCTTAACAGGACTAAATACCTGGGCCGCAAAATATCCTGGTACCTTAGGTAACAGTTTAAAATATGTAAAAATCAATAGCACAGGTTGGGCAGGCGCTAACGCATCCCATAAAGCAGAATTTGATGCAGCACCAAGTGCTGGTGAAGTTCATGTTTTAGTGCTAGACGAAGACGGCGTTATTACTGGTACAGCAAATACAGTACTAGAAAGATTCCCGTTCTTGTCTACAACGTCATCAGCGCAAAATGCTGATGGTTCAAGTAACTTTGCTCCGAATGTAATTAATGCACAATCTAGTTGGTTGTGGTATAACGACGCAGCATTTACAGATTCTACTGGTACAGCTTCGATGGCATTCGGTACTGATGGTTCAGTTGCTGTAGCAGATTATCAGACAGCATACGATCAGATTGAAGACAAAGATACAATCGAAGTTGACTTTCTTATCGCTGCTGGCATGGCAAATGCTACAGATCAAGAAACATTAGTTGACGATTTAGCAGTTACTGCTGGTACTACACGTAAAGATTGCGTTGTTGTTACTTCGCCATCAACTGCTTCTGTGGTAAATAACGCAGATCCTGTATCAGCTAGCGTAACAGAAGCTGATACTTTTGCAAGATCTTCTTATGTTGTAGTTGACAACAATCACCTAAAGGTTTATGATAAATATAACGATAAGTATATTCATATTCCTGCCGCTTCTTCAACTGCCGGTATTATGGCTGCATCAGATAATGATACAGCTCCATGGTTCTCGCCTGCAGGCGCCCGTAGAGGCAGGTATCTAGGTGTAACAAATCTAGCATATACACCAACAAAATCTCAGAGAGATACGCTATATAAAGCAGCAATTAATCCAATCGCTAATCTTCCTGGACAAGGTGTGTTGTTATTCGGTGATAAAACACACTTAGCAAGACCATCGGCATTTGATCGTATTAACGTACGTAGATTGTTCTTGGTTTTAGAAAGAGCAATCGCTTTAGCAGCAAGAAATACGATGTTCGAATTTAATGACGAGTTTACAAGAGCAGAATTCGTTAGTATTGTAGAGCCGTTTTTAAGAGAAGTTAAAGGTCGTAGAGGTATTACTGATTTTAGAGTTGTATGTGACGAAACAAACAACACTGGAACAGTGATAGATAACAATGAATTTGTAGCAAACATTTTCATTAAACCTGCGCGTTCTGTTAACTATATCACTCTTAACTTTGTAGCTGTTAGAACCGGAGTTGATTTTGAAGAAGTCGCTGGGCTACAGGTATAAGGAGATAGACAATGGCAATTTTAGGCGTAGATGATTTTAAAGCCAAATTAAGAGGTGGTGGTGCTCGGCCGAATTTATTCAAATCGACTATCACTTATCCTGGATATGCAGGTGGAGATGTAGAGCTTACTTCTTTTCTTTGCGAAGCTGCACAGCTTCCAGGATCTACTATCGGAACAATTATTGTTCCATTCCGTGGTAGACAATTAAAAATGGCGGGCGATCGAGTATTTGACGTTTGGACTCCAACAATCATCAATGATACGGACTTTAATGTTCGTGATGCGATGGAACGTTGGATGAACGGCATGAATGCTCACAGTGCAAATACTGGCTTGACAAATCCTGTTGACTACGAAGCAGATCTGCTTGTAGAACAGCTTGATAAAGATGGCAGTGTACTTAAAACATATAACTTTAGAGGTTGTTTTCCAACAGCTGTTTCTCCGATTGATCTGGCATATGCGACAGAAAATGACATCGAGAGATTTACTGTTGAATTCCAGGTACAATACTGGGAAGCGGCTACTACTTCTTAAGTGGTATAAATAATCCTTAAGAGGGGCGTAATTGCCCCTCTTTATCATAATCTTTAGGATATTTTATGGCTGATGATAGTTTAAAATTATTTGGTTTCGAAATCAGACGAAATCGAAAAGTAAAAGATGAGTTACTCCCATCTATTGTTCCACCGTTAGATCAGGACGGAGCTGGCTACGTTACTGCGGCTGGAGCTCATTTTGGTACGTATGTCGATATTGAAGGCGACAAAAAAACCAAGGACGATCGTCAACTCATAATGCAATATAGAGCTGTAGCTACACATCCAGAAGTAGATGCTGCAGTAGAAGATATTATCAATGAATCTATTACGTCTTCTCAAAGTGAGCAAGCTGTAAGCATAAGACTAGATAAAGTAGAAGCTCCTGATAATATCAAAAAAGCTATTACAGAAGAATTTAATTTAATCTATAACATGTGTAATTTTGGCGAGATGGGCCATGATATGTTTAAGAGATGGTATATCGACGGTAGAATGTATCATCATCTAGTTATAAATGATAAAAATCCTAAGCAAGGTATTCAAGAGATCAGACCAATTGATGCTGCTAAAATTAGGAAAGTGAAGCAAGTTAAAAAGGAAAAAGATCCTAGCACTGGTATTAGTATTGTAAAAAACGTAGATGAGTTTTACATTTATCAGGAAACACCGGGTGCTCAGACACAAGGCGTTAAACTTTCAAATGATTCTATCTCTTATGTTACGTCTGGTTTATTAGATGAAAAACGTAAGAAAGTTGTATCACATCTCCATAAAGCACTTAAACCAATTAACCAATTACGTATGATGGAAGACTCGCTAGTCATTTATAGACTAGCTAGAGCACCAGAACGTAGAATTTTTTATATCGATGTCGGTAACTTGCCAAAAGGTAAGTCAGAAGAATATATGAAAAACATTATGGCCAAGTATCGTAACAAGCTTGTCTATGATGCAGATAGCGGAGCTATTAGAGATGATCGCAAACATATGTCGATGCTTGAAGACTTTTGGTTACCTCGTCGCGAAGGTGGGCGTGGAACAGAAATTACTACACTTCCAGGCGGTGAAAATCTTGGACAAATCGACGACATCATCTATTTTCAAAAACGACTGTATAGATCGTTAAACGTTCCTCTTGCGAGATTAGAACAAGAACAGCAGTT